TCACCATTTCTTTTCAGGACAGTGGGCCGTTGCCCAGGCTATTTTATTGAGGGTTTTTCCCTCTTTCTTTAGACCACAACCACAGACCTTACATGATCCAGTAGTCTCGGTCTTTGATTTGTAATGCTCACAAGGTACGCATATATGGGTAAATATAGCATCAATGGTACGCTCAGAGCGATATGGTTTTCCAGCAGACATCCAGCGGGCTGTTTCTGTCGCTAATTTACGCAGTTTACCACAACATGCCATATTACATTCCTCCATTTGAGCAGGCTAAACCATCACCAGAATTGTAAAGTTTGCTGGCCCTAGCCTCCATGCACTCTTTAGATTTGATAGACCGACAAAACCCTACGTTGTCTATAAGTATAGAACGTGCTACGCCCCCGTTGGTTTGTTCTCCCAGCTTCTTTCCGTCTGTATTTTCTCCAATATGCAAAGGCTTGTCGCTGGTAAGCGTTTGGGTTCCAGTTAAATCTTTTACATTTATCCCGCCTGCGGCAGCACCATCTACGCTGAGATACATTTTGTCGTCTTCTACTGAAGCCCAAAAATAAAAAAATTGCCAATCTGGTTTTAAGCCGCTGTCAATAAAATCGACATTTCCCCTTGCACCAGCAGCGTTTCCGTTTTCAACAAGAAACGAAAGCTGGCCAACATAAAGTCCGCTAGGTGAGCCTGTGTCAAACACAATTCCCCACTCTCCATCAAAGTCAACTTTAAAATTTGGTGCGCTTCCTGTTTCTTCTGCTGACCCTTTCATTATTACCCCTTCGGGTAAAAAATCTCCGATACCGTATGAATAGCCTACTGCGTAATCGGCTTTAGCCCAAAACCACACCGCTATCCCATCTGGCCCTAACCTGTAACAACAATGGTCTTTATGCTCATAGAATGATGACCCATTAAACTTAGCGGCTTTATCCAGCTTTCCCGCAACATACTCCGCATTAGTTGCCGTTAAATCCCGGTTTCCTGCACAATCTGTGGCGTCATCGTCAAACTTGTAACACGAACAAGGGCAATCGCAACAAGGACATCCTGGGTTTCCTTTTTTAAAAACCATTACTAATCCTCATCCTCACAGCACCCACAAGCTTCTACTATGACGTATAAGTCTTCTGTATTTGGTATTGGGCAGGGGTCTCCCTCGCAAGGATTACCGTTTCCGTCCAGTTCGATTGTAAACGATGCCTCCCCGCTAACAATTATTTGAGTGTCTTTTTCTATTTTTTCGCAACTTATGTTTTTTACTTTTGCTTCACACTCAGTTTCTTGTGGTCCTTCAGGATCAGGGTCGTCTTCACATCCGTTTAAACACTGGTTCCACAACGACTGAACCATTGCTATTTTTGTTCGCACCGTGTCCATTGCTTCACCCCGAGTTGCCCCCAAGTGGCCGAAACTGGTAGTAAAATCTCTGTCTTTTACCGCAAACCGAACATTTCTTAATAGCTCCTCGGCTTCTTCCTTATCTTGTTTATGCGCAGACGCGCAATCATCTGCGCACTTGCTTTGTTGTTCATTGTTCCGAGTAACTTCTGCCATTATTTTAACGTCACCCTTTCCGGGGTTGCCGTTTTTTGCCGCTGGTATATCGTCTTTTGCTTTTGCGAGAAATGTTACGTGTCTAGTTTCTTCGTAAGAAGAAACGCCGCATGGACCGCCTTCGCCTTCTCCACCGCCACCACCACCTCCATCTTCTCCACCGCCGCCGCCGCCGGGAGAACCGCCTTTAAATCCATCTAGCGGATCGAGTGAGGGCACGCTTCCACCGCCTAATGGAAAGTCAAACGGTGCGTCCTCTGGAAGCCCAAACTCTCCTGAGTCTATTCGCGGAAATTCTGGAAGGGTTAGGTCGTCAAACACATTCCCCAATATGTCTGTTAGCTGACTTAACGCATCTGGTAAATCAGTAGGGCTTTCTGGGTTTGAGCATATACCCTTCATTGCTGCTAACGCATCAGCAAGTGTGTTTTTTGTTAAACGCGACATTACGTTCCTGCGCTTGTTATCTTGACCGTTGCAAAAGCCCCCCTAGCTTTGGGATGGGCGCGGTACTGAAGTCCGGTCCCTGCGTACCCTTTCCACGTTCCGGTTTCCCTCGCAGCGGCGTCTACCGCATCTTCGGCGGTCTGGCCCACATGAACGGACCACGTAACATCGCCGCTGTTCTGACCCAATGCTGCACATATTGAACTTAACTTTCCCTCAAACATTCCCGAACTGTCGCCCAGTGAAAAAGGACCAAATACAATATGAGAACTGATAGCGTTGCTTCCATCGTCTTGGTCCAGTGTAGGTTTAAGATGTCGTAAGTATCCGTCGTGAGAACCAAATACCACAGGAGATTCGTTGGACGTAAAGTCCCTTCGAGTGTGACAAGCTGAAGCTACGTGGTCTGCTTGGTAAGACACAGGCCAAAATGCTGCTGTTACCTTGTCCCCATCCATACGGGTTTTAATGTCAATAAACCAATGAGATGTATTTGTCCCATCGTGGATGAACAAATGTACACCTCTGTAACGCATGTCATACGCCATCGTTACGGTTTTAGTAGAAGTGTCGATATTGAGTAGTTCTTCAGGAAGAAGCTCTCTAGATACGCTTGTAGGGGCTGTACCGCACCCTGGAGGCATGACGTACAAACCATCGCGGCTCATAAACATCATGTACCCACCTGCTATAAGGCACCAGGATTTAGGTCCGAGAATACCAATCTGGTCGTCAAGCCTTCGGGCCGTCCCCCCTAGTGCTGGGTCACCAGTCATAATCCACAAAGACGAGGTACATCCAAGAACTAAACAGTTTTGATGATAGGGAACCAACGCGATGATGGGTTCGCTAATCTGACCTGCTGACGTAAGACTACCTACAATGGATCGTTGTGCGTCATCTGCTGAGTAATCCCAATCTGTTGTGTCTCCTTGACGAGACATTTTAAAGTTTTGTGGGTTACTTGCCTCTACGCAGACAAGACGGTTTCTCCACGCTGCTATTGTAGTGCAATTTGTGGGGACAGAACCTTTTAGCCAATCCTGAAACAACGGGTACATCTTGTTGTCGACAGGATCAAAAACTTTAATTGTTCTGGCAATGCGGTACTTTAAACCTATTACGTTTTCTGCGTTGGGAGCAGTAGCAAGTGTAATGTCTGCTCCGTCGACTTCAGCTATTTCAAACGCACCTGTTACGGTTCGTCCCGTCTGACCTCGGGTAGAACGAGACACACGTATGTCTGTGTTTATACCTTTAATTGTTTCGGTAACTACTAATAGTTTAGTCCCGCCTGTTAATCCCGAAGAATCAACTGCCATGATTGCCATGTTTCGGCTACCAAGACTTCCCGAAAACGTAATAGTTACAGGTGCAGAATTTAAGTTCCCGCCGCCGCCAGTAGCCTCATTGACAGGAACAATTGACAACGCCTCTATCCTAGCCTCTACCGTTGCCGCACTAGCGTTCCATGCAATAGGAGCAGTAGTTTCTACTAGTCCATCGACAATAACCGTTAGATTAAACGTTCCGCCTGTAGCACCTTGTGTAAGAGTTTGTTCTTCGTTTGTTGCTGCACTAGTTAACTCAGAACTAAACGCTGTAATTAAAGGCACTCGTTGTTCTTTTAAATCTCCAACAAACGTAATTTTTACAGGGGCAGTAGCTATTGGACCACCGCTGCACGTAACATTGTTTACTCCCAAGTCTTTCCCAATAGACGACAACTGGACTAAAGCATTGGTAATTGCAGTTGCGTCAGCGTCAAACGCCAAATCAACAGTACGCGACCCGTTAAACTCAAGAAAATACGTACCGCCTGTAGGAGTACCGTCTACTGCTATGGTTTGTACTTCGTTTGTACCTAAACCACGGGAAAGAATGACTAAACAATGGTCGTCTTTGTCTACACCAAGGGTTGTAAAGTTTTTTCCGGTAGATGTAAACGCAGTCCCGCTATTTAATCTGCCGGTGGTTCCAGAATCAACTAAAGCATCGCTGCCGTCACCATTATCAGCAATGTAGAGCTTTTGCCGGAGAGGGGCTGAGACTAGCTCGGCATCTGCTAGCGTAGGAAGGGTTCCAGATGTACCATCTGCACCATTGGCTACTTTAGCCATTGATGCTAGGTCGTCAGATTGACACCAAAGCTCTTGACCCGCAGACGCAACCAGCTTGGTTTTGCGTGCGCCGCTTACAATGTACTGAATTGTGTCTACAAGACGTACACGGGCAGACGAGCCAGAGATTTGCTGGCTGAACGTCTTGCCTAATCCCGGCCTGCTTCCACCACGCTCTCGCCCTTCTGAGCGGTCATCTGTCCAGACGTTGAGCGCATCGGGTGTGGAATACGGAGCCTGTTGTTCGTAGGAACCCCGTTTGTCCAAACCCTTGACAGGCCAGGACAACGATAGCTGACGTTGTTTTGCCATAACCCATAATTAGCTAAGTGCTGCGGTGTCGTTCGCCGTAATGATCCACTTGTATCCACTGGTTCCGTTGGGAATGCTTGTAAGCACTACCGTGTCGCCAGCGTCACCAAAAGTAATCACTGTGTTTCCTGCGGTGTTGCAAGATGTAGCTGCTGTAACCGCACAGTCGCCACCATCAGTTTTTAAAGTAAGAACAATGACTTGACCTGATTTAACAGGGTCTTTTAAAGAACGAGCTTCCGATGCGGCTGTAACAATTTCTACGACCGTCCAGTTGCCTTCTGCGGTAATGCTACCACCAGCACCAGGATCGGCTTGGTCGAAATCCGCTTTCAATAAATCCGCTGTAATTCTGTGACCGCTCACAATAGTCTCCTAATTAAAGGTAAGTTTGACGCCAGCAACGTCATCTGATGCTGGCAATAGTTTTAACCACATAACTCCGTCTAACGCAGCGGAGGGTATTTTTTGTGCTTCCTGTTGAGTTGCACCCGTAATTTGTACTGCTGTTGACCCGTCAGAATCATAAAGGATTCGATAATCCCCATTTTCTTCGTGCGAAGCATAGCAAGCAATGTTTTGTCCGGTCATAGAAGCAGGACAAATAATTGTCCCAGACTCAAACGGACCTACTGCTATTGCTGGTGTATCCGCAAGAACAGAGTCTAAATCCACCGCAATTGATGTGTAATGATTTCTTCCCATATTACTTTCCTGGTATTACGCCGTTTACTTTGACGTAGTAAAAGTCTCGACGACCCGTACCTGTATGGGAGTCATAAGTGTCCTGCAAGGTACTGGGGTCGCTGTTGGTTCCTAATGAATCAGGAGTGAATTGTCGCCTATCGTGGTGGACTGCTGCAACCAATCTTTCTACAAACTCCTGTTTTAACGTAGGTTTGTTACCATCGTCTAGACGTTTATTTGCTTCCCACAGACAGGCTGAAAGGATTACTTCCCCTAAAACCTCTCCACCCAACGGATAAGGGTTGGAATCATTGATTGTTTCAGGGGATCGGTTGTATCGGTATCTCAGTATGTATGCAGCATCAGGGATGGGATGGAACGTCAGCCTCCACCTTTGACCCTCTACCGTACTCTCTACTTCTGCCTTCGGAACGATAGCAAAATAGAAAGGTTTATTAGCTGTGTTGTCGTTCTGCCGCGCTACCCGTATATCTGCCTCTGAGCGTTCCTCTATGCCCTGGTATCGCGTAAAGTCCGAGTCATAGGTAATCGGGCCATTAATTCCAGCGAAGTCGTCAGGGAGCAAATACCAGACCCTACGAAGGGTGTAAGAAGAACCCGCTGCTGCTGTCACTGAGGTGTCAAGCAAGGTAATCTGGGTAGCACTCTGATAGCTTGCTACAGGGTAGGTTGACCCACCCACTACTAGCTCTGCTTGCGTTGCATCCTCGGAAACGTAGCTGGGCCATGTACCCGTTACCAGCGTCACCACACCAGAAGCCACTGTTACAGTCCCAGTAGTGTAAGGGGCTGTAGTGGTAATAGTAGTGACGGGTCGAAGAAACGACCATTCATGGGCAAGATTTGCTCCAGGGATAGGAGCAGGTCGGTACACTGACCGAAGTGCTTGCCGAATAATGTGGTCTACGTCAGCGGTTTGTTGAGTAGTCCAGTTATCGGAATCACGGTCGTAACCAACCTCCATGCCGATTTCTCGCTGAAGGTCTGCGTATTTAATCGAAAGACTTGATTCAGCCATTTATTGCCATTTTCTTTTTGCGGGCTATAGTCTTCTTCGGCTCCATGACAGGCTCCATTTTCTTAGGAGTGTAGTTATTGTACTCCATATAAGAAGAAACCGTATCTGAGGTTTTGCCAGCAACCTTCCACATTAAACAAAGGTCTGCCATTCCTTTATGATTTAAATACCCACCGCCGGTAACAAACTTCGTCAGCTTGTTGCCGTACTCTACGTGCTTTAGTAAATCTACAGGCACGTTTGGAGTCTGTAGCATTTGTTGTAGCTGTTCAAATTGTCGCATCTGCACTTCCATAGTTTCTCCTTGTTAATAGTTTCGCTGACGAACACCATACATTCTTGAACTTCTTACAGATTCGCTTGGTTTTCTATCCATGCCTTTATGACTTTGTTGACGAACACCGGTCCTTCTTCCACCACCAAACGCAGACATGTGTTCACTGTCTCCTGGCTGGTACCCGCCTATGCGTAAAGCACCGCCGTACGCACTATCAACTCCGCTAGCACCGCTACCGCTGCTGTAACCACCCATTTGTTGGCTTTGTGTTTGTTTGTATTGCTGTAGCTGTTGTTGTAATTGCTGTATCTGTTGCTGCACAGCTTGAATGTACGAATCAAATTGACCGCCTGGCTGGCCCATTTGCTGACCGCCGCCGCCATAACCGCCGACGCGACCTATGCCGCCGGATTGTGATTGGCCGTAGTTTGATTGTCCGTACATAACTGTCTTTCAAAAAAATGGCGGGCCGGGGTTTCCCCCGGTCCCGCTCTTAGCATCAGTTATCAATCTGCTCTTCTTGGTAGCAAGCAATCCAATCAATATGAAGGATTGGGTCAGTGCTGCCTGTCGAACGAATAGCGAATGTCGGGGTTACCGCAACAATCGGGATATTCGCAGTAAGAGCAGTGCCAGCAACGCCATTAACGTATGGCGTAACTTTACTAACACCGTCAACAACAAAACCTAACTTAACGTAGGTAGCCTCAGCCAACGTGGCAGCAGCAGCAGTCGAACTTCGAGTGCCCGCTTTCTCGCTAGCAAAGGTTGCGCTTGTGCTGCTGAACGACTCAAAACCAATATGGTTAGGAGAAGCATTTGCGTCCGAATCAATAAACGGAGTCAACACTGCACCTATACCCACAAAAAGTTGTGCAGCAGCAAGCGTGTCTACAACTTTAATGCGAGTTTCATAATAGATTTTCGAATCTGCGCTAGCAATAAAGCTAGACGCAGCAGCAGTACCACCAACCTGAAGGTCCGGTCCTTCGTTATCGTCAGTTCCTGCTGAGTCTAACAAAAGAACGCCACCTTTAGCGGCAGTATCAATGTTGACAGCACCTTGGCTGCCGTCTTGAGCAAAAAGGAAATCAGCCTCATAGCTCAAGAAATCATTATCAAGTCCAAAACCTACATTAAGGTCTTGGAAATCACGCGGCTGCTTGGCCCAAAGGCTGTAGCTTAGGCCGCGACCG